TAAAAGCGTTAGCAATTGAATTAGCGGCACTTATGTTTGATTTTGCAAACACTGCACCAAAATTCGAACTGTTTACGTAAACGGTACCACCGACGTTTAAACTTAAATTTGATATTACGTCTGGAGACACCTTAAATGAATTGGCTGCATTAGAGCCAGATGTGTCGATGTTATCAACAACAACGGTCATTGTTGTGAAAGAACTGTTACCATATACAGAAATAGGCGATGCATTTGTAAATACAGCGCCGCCGTGAACGACACTTATGGTATCAATTTCTCCAGTAATGACTCTTTCAACTGTACCAAAGGCATTAACTGATGCATTGCCACCAAATACAAAAACTGAATCGCCAACACTATAGTTATTTCCAGCATTAATTAGATTGAACTGTCTAACGATTGAAAATGTTGAAGCACGAATATCAATCGAAATGTTATTTGTTTCATCATTGATTGGTATCGTAACTATTTCACCATTTAAAAAACTACCTCTAAGCGACTTTACATTAACTAAAAGTTCAATAGGTAAACCAAGATTTAAAGTATCAGAAATAATTCTTCTACTTGCGGTTTCAATAATAGCCGAAGCACGTGAAGTAATGCCTGTAACTTTTCGATTATTTAATAAATTTATGTCGAAATTATCATATGCGACTGTTATTTCGGCATTATTGGCCGGAGCAGTAATGAAATTTAGTTGACGATATTCTTTATTGATAAAGTAGTCAACTTTTGGAGTTTTTAAAACATTATTGATGTAAACGTCAACATCACCTAATCCCGATTTTTGTGCCAAATAAAAAGTTTTGTTTGTTCCATTACCAGTATAACGACTTGAAATATCGGGATTAATTCTAAGTTTATTGTCTATTTGCCAATTACTGGCCGATGCACGAAGAACGTTGTTTTTTGGTAAAATAACATCAATATCTTCACCAAAAACAAGTTGAAACAAAAGTTTAAATGAAACTTCTGAACCCTTTGAGCGATAAAGAGGTAAAAGATGTTTAAATAAAAGCGCCTTATTTGCTTGTACGTCAAGAGGAACCAATGAAGCATAAGTGTTATAAAAATTCCTCTCAAATCTTTCCAAAGAATCATCAATATCACTAATGTTTCTTAAAGTCTTTGCAGTTGTGACTAGATTATTTGAGGTGAGGGCAGTATTAGACTGAGTTTCAAGAAACTCATAATACGCCTCCAAAAACGTAATGAATTTAGGATATTCATTACGAATAAACTCGGGTACTTGCTGATTAACAAGTATTGATGTTTTTAATTCTACTGACATTATACAGTTTCTAACGTTGTACTAATTGATGTTGGATCATCTTGGTCTATAGTAATGATTGTACTTTTTTCGGTACTTATAATGCCTTTTTCCGATTCAATTGATACTCTAATATCACCATCAACAGATTGTGTTCCTTTTATATTGATGTTTGAAATTTTAATCACACCCGTGTCATAGTCAATTTCACCCGCATTTTCATCGACAACCTGTCTCTGAGCGAATGAATCATAATAGACTGTGCGAATCGTACCAGTTCTTCCATCAATCACCGCTGAAGCAGTGGCACCATATCCTCCACCACCAGTAATAGTAACGGTTGCACGTGTATAATCAATACCACGATTTACCATTTCTATGCTTTGAATTTTACCATTTACAATAACCGCTGAAGCATTTGCTCCCGTTCCATCACCATCAATTGTAATTGTGGGTTGAGAAATAAATCCTGCACCAGGATTCGTGACTTGAATTGATGAAACGCCAGAAAACGATTGAGGAATTTCATCGAATTGTACTTCACGGTCAATACCGTTTGCATCAGCAACAGTAAAAATGGTTGATGACAATTTGTTGCCGATTGTTCCTCTACGTAAAGGAACATTAAAACTGATAGTATATGGTGTTGATGCGTTTAAAACCGGAATAAATCTTTTCTGTAAACGAATGGATAAACTTGAACCTAGAATAGAATTCGTGTCTACAGAATCGATAGCATCTTGAACTTTTGATAAAATAAATTGTGAACCAAACTTATCTAAATTGGTTACTTTATAATTCAAAATAGCATTTTTTATTGCTGTTTTTAATTGACTATCAGTTAATACCGTTTTTGTTGGGTTATAAGTAACATTGGATGAAACAAGTAAATACAGAAACTCGGGGTCTCTGAAGACAGTTTGAATAGCAACGATTGCTTTTGGTTTGATAATTTCATCAATAATACGTTGCTTTTCAGTTTCAGATATAAAATAGTTTTCTTCAGTTTTTAAAGAAATATAAACTATACCAAATTTTGGAGGTGATTCGTCTTCTCCACCCCAAACAGATACAGATTCAACCGCTGGATAATTCTTCTGAATATATGATTCATAATCTGAAAAAGTTACTAGACGATTTTGTGTCGTATATTGTAAAGGAGCCGCAAATTTAATATTGTCTACCGACTCCCTTTCGGAACCACCAGACGCTTCACTAACAGGGTCAACACTAAAGTCACTTATTGGATTGTCTAACGAATCTTTTATTATTTGTCCATTGTCTACGAAATTGTTTGCTTTATTGGCAGCGGTTCCACTAGTAATAAGGTAAGAAATGCTAACAATTGAACCGTCAGGTATTTTCTTACCAATTACATCGTCACCAAAATAAATTTCATACTGTTGATTTTTGCCTTCTTGTAAATAAAAAACTTCAGATTGTGTGGAAGTGTTACTGGCATCAGCAGCAAAACTATAAACAAAAATCTCAGTATTTGTTGTAGATGGTTGAACAGATACAGAAATGGTTGTTGTGTCTATCTCTGTATCAGGAAGCCTAAAAATTTGTTTTGGGTTAGTAGCATCGTTATGATTATACGCATATGATACCAACTGTCCTTGATATATTGGTAGATTTAAAAACGTGAATGATGTATTCGATTTGGTTATGGTAGTTTCATTAAGTGTAACAAAAGGATAACTTACTCCATCTATGTCGTTAGATAAAAATCTAAATCCTTTTGGAATGGTCAATGTTGATTCTATATCTGAACCTGTATTCGCAGTAAAATTAATAATGGCACGTGGCGCTTTTCTTGAATATGGAACGTATCCTAAAACCTTTGCATGTGATACAACGGAGTCACGCAGTAATGCGGTGTCCATGAAGGCTTCATTAGCAACCATATTCAAATAGTATGCCTGATAATGCGTGTTATAAGCCAAGATATCAAGTAAAACAGATAGTCCCGATCCTTCAAAATCGTAGTCTGTGAACTCTGATTGCTGATTTAAAAACGTTTTTAAATTTTCCTTGATTGTATCAAAATCAAGTTCTGTTACTCTTAGTCTATCTGCCATTTTTATCTAATTCTTTCCAAGAAGAAGTCGATGGTAATTGGGTTAGGTAAATTCACTATTGTAAAAGTTAAAGATACAGCATAAAGGTTTTCATCAGGAGATGCCTGCGCCCTTATGTTTGTTATTGAAACTCTAGGCTCATAATTTAAAATTGTTTCTGCTATTGCTCTCTCTAGTTGAGAAGCCACCAAAGGATCGACGTTTTCAAATAAAAGACCTCTGACTGAAGAGCCTATTTCTGGTCTAAAAGGTTTTTCGAAAAAATTAGTCGAAATCAAGTTTTTCACCGAGTTAATTATTGCAAACTCATTGATATGCTTGGTTACATCCTTTTTTACCGGATGAACGTTAAAGTTCAAATCCAGGTCACGAAATGATCTTTCAGAGGATATCGAAGGACTTCTAGATGTTATTGTGGTAGCCATCTTTTATTTATTCAACCTACAAACACATTTGGTGATCCAGATGCTACGGCAGTGCATCCTCCAATACCGTCACCAACACGGCCAGCACCTCTACCGTTGACTCTTACGGTGCTGGAACCAGACGAAATTGCTGCTGTATGAACAAAACACGGGTTATCTCCGGGAATTAAATGTGGTGTGTTAATATGACCTTGACAACTCCAAGGTATACCATTTACCAAAACATTTGTTGAGCCTTGGGCTCTTGCTGGAGTCGAACAATGCGTAATATCCATATCTCCAATTCTACATGCTGCTGGCATAATTTTCTCCTTTTATTCGGCAGGTTCTACCCAGCCTGCTGGGTCTGAGATATATGTTGGAGTTGAAGACGAACCATCTCCAACCGACAACCAATTTCCCGCATCATCTGTATGATAAACTTTTATTGTGCCTGCGGGAGGAGCAGAAGTAAAAGTTATATAATTTCCATTTACTGTGTACATTGACGGTGTTACAACCAATTCACTACCCGCAAAATAAACTGCAATGTTGTACTCTGTTGTTCCAGTTTTATAACTAGGTGTTCTGGACATTGGTCCAAAAGTTGTTAGCACTCCGTTTCCTGTAAATGTATCTAAAACAAACTGATATTCAATTATCGTTCTTGTTGGACTACTTGGATTTTCTTCAGCATATATGTTGTTCATTAAAGTGTTCAAACGTGTAAAATATCTAGTGGGTATTAAATGTACTTGTTGAGTCTCTTCTTCAGTTTGTCCTTGTGCTAAAAAAGTAAAAGTAACAGTTTTCTCAAGAGAATCATCTGGATAAAATTTTACAATGTGATTCCAACCAGTCGTCGTTGATCTTGTCGGTGCTTTTGTTGCAAGTAATGCCGAATAAGAATTATACGTAGTTACTGGAAAATCGCCAGTTGGTTTTGCATCTGAACCATAAAAACTAGAGGCATTTGGGTCATAATTATTTGTATTCACTACCTGGTAAATATCTCTTGTGGCTAAATCATCTCCGTATTTTCCAGACAAAGTATAAGTTGTTATGTAAAACTGCGCCAGAGTGCCGACAAGAATACAACTGGTATTCGTCATTGTAACACCAGTTATCACACCCTGTGTCGATAATCCTTTATCTACTATGGCATTAACAAACGAAACATTTACTGGTTGTCCCATATCAACCAAAGTTTTAGCATGAGAAAACTCTACAGTTTCTCCGTCAGGTATCACTCTAAACTGTGTACCATATGTTGATAAAGCCATTTCTAAAAAGTTCCTCTTTTCATTAACTCTTGAAATCTTGGCATCCAAGATTCTATTTCCTCATGATCTTCTTTAGTATGCGGTGGCGGTGGCATATATGGATTAAATTTAATCACAGCATCAAACTTTTTTGGTATGTCTTCCCAACGTTCGTAGGTTTTCAACTCACCGTTCATTAAAATAACAAATTCATGTTTCATGTTTAATTCAGCCTAATTATTGATCCTTGTATAGTCATTGTACCACCAGATTTAATTGTTGCAGAACCACTTGCTTGAATATCTAACGTCTGACATGTCGCCCTTAATCTCTGAGTTACAGCCAATGTAGCATTCTTTTTAATTGTACCGTTAAGGTTGCCATCAACTGTGGCAGTTACGTCACCTTTAACTGTGGCTGTAACATTTTTATCCACTTTGACAAAAGCATTTTCTTTTACGTAAACTTCAGCGTCACCTTGCACCGTGATAAAACATTTACCCATGATGTAAACTCGGTCATTGCCCATCACTATTTCATAATTGTCTTTTGTAATCTTTTCTACCTTGTCACCAGCAGGAAACCATTCTTGAAATGAACCGTTGCGGTGTGCAAGTTGAATTCGTTCTTTACCAACAGTATCATCAAACTCCATAATGTGACCCGATTCAGTTTCAGTCACATTATTATATGGATACTTTGCAGCGTATTGTGTTGTTGGTTCTGTCCAAGTACCATTCACTGTTGGTATGGATTTTACTACATTGTCTTTACGTTCTTGTATAAACGTCTTTGACATGTTTTCATCATTACGTGCCAAACGAGATGTTGTTGGCTCATCCAAAATTTTTGGATAAAGAGATGCTCTACTTTCTTCTGTAATTTGTATACCCGAGCCGTCTGTTTTATATGACTTAGATTTTGGTGGCCTTGGTGCGGATGACAGTTCTGAATCGGTCCTTGGGTCAGTAAAAGGCTCTTGTCGATTTGGTGCTTTTAAAGGTATACCAGGAAGTCCACCAATCATAACCGGCTCTTGAGCATTTTCACCATCAACAAAAAAACCAAAAATCATGTCACCTTCTTTTGGCGCATATACAGTTGAAGAGTTTACTGGAATAATTGGAGTTGCCCACGGTAACATGTTTGTCGGCAATTGCATTTTGTTTTCTGAATGCCAACCAACACAACGAACCCGACAACGACCCAATTTTAAAGGGTCATTTCTATCTTCAACAACACCAATCCACCAGATAAAATTTGCTCTACCAGCAAAATCATATACATTTTCGTTCATTGTGACCTCTTCAATAATTCATTTTGCTGTGGATTACTTGTGTAAACTTGTGTATCATTTGTTGAATCTGTTGCTATCTCAATTAGTGTCTCATGTTTATTGTGAGTTATCGTGTGCCTTGCAGCCACAATTAAATATTTACCATTTAAAGTAACTTCTTCATTCTCAGAATTTTTGCTTTTGCTTTTAAAACCGGATGTCAAAACTTCAACATTAAATCCAGAAGTTAATTGAAAATTACCTGGCATCACAACCTTCATTCTTCTGGCTATTAAGTTTTTAAAAATAGCCTTTCTTTGAAATAAAAAGTTTTCATACGGTTCTGTTTTTGAAATTGAATCTGAATCGTATTTCTTAATGTAAGAACTGTTCTTTCTATTTGTACCAAAAATGCTTAACACTTTTCTTGAATCCACAGAAGATAAATTTGTCGTATTATCTTTATTGAAAATTTCAGGTCTATTTGGCGTGTTATTCAGGTGATCAACCGAGCCGTAATGATCATCAAAGGTTATAACTTTTTCACCAAGACTTCTAGTTATCGGGTCAAATCCTATGAATCTACCGGAATTCACACCGCTTCTAATTCTATCGATTGAATCATTTTGAACTAGTATTTCATAACTTCGGGCACTACTCATCTCAGACAATGCATCATTGTTTGTCAAATTTTTAGGATCGAAGTTTATTTTGAGTATTGATTCATTTTTAATGAGGGTTGATAAAGAGACATAATTATAACCAAAAATATTCGAAAAGAAAACAAAACTTGGCGCATTATTATTATCAACAGAACGTTTTGCACACCATTCTATTGCTTCTAATGGTGGTAAATTAGGTATGACCACTTTTCTTATACCCAAAGACTCTTCAATTATACCTTTATGGTTATTTTCCAGTTTTAAATAATTTGCTAGTATTTTTTTAGCAACATCCGAATATGTGGTTTGATAACTCTGATTTACTTTCTGTTGAGTTGAAAAAACAAATTCATCAGAAATAAAATGCAAAACATATTTTTCTGTTGATTGATTCACATTTTTTCGATCAGTTTGTTTGTATATTCTGAACGACTTTGTAAAAGGTATAAAACCAGGACTTTTTTCTATATC